CCCTGTTTCTCTGTCACATGGTGTGACATCTGTTGCACTTCTACTTCAAAAACTTCTAAAATAGAAGGGAATCCCAAATGGGACAACTTGCTGATATCACCGGACTTAACGATGGTGAAAACACCCCCGTAGCACACACGTTCAACGTGGCTGATGTCAAGCCGGGCTACTGGAAATTCGAAGATCGAGTAAGCGGGATCGCTGATGCGTTTCCGACTCTCGAAATTTGGATCCAGAAGCCGACGAAGACCAACCCGCTTCATCGTGCGCGCTTCAAACTGACCGCTCCGGTAATGGAGGTAACTGTTGCATCGACGTATAACGGCATCACGCCGGCGCCGACCAGGGCCTTCCTGAACACGGTAGACGTGTTAGCTACTTTTCATAAGCGTTCGACTGAGCAACAACGCGAGAATCTTCGCGTTATGATGCAAGGCCTGCTGAATTCCACAGGTCACGGCATCGCTCTGTTCGACAAGCTGGATTCTCTGTGGTAACACAGCCAGCTGTCGTTCCGCCAGGTTGAAACTGATCTGGCAGGTCGTTCTTTCGGGCTGGTAGCACTTGCCCGATGCTTTATCTCACTAAACTAGGAGATTTAAATGAAAAGCAACAAGAAACGCGCCAAGGGGAAACCTTCTCCCTGGACTGATGTGCACTTGACCGCCAGCGATGAATCCATGCTGGTAGAAGAGTTCTTCTGCGCCTTCAAAAACTCGCCAATCGCGCTCTCGTGCTATATGCTTTACAAGCACGGTGAGTTCGATCAGCTTGTCTCGAAGGATCTGGACCCGCTCTGTTTTAATAACTTGAGCGAGTTCAGAGATGCCTACGCCTGCGTCAACTTCCTCCGTAAATCTGAGACCCTAAAAACGTCTTTTGATACGGAGGCTGTGGCATTTGAAAAGTTTCGCGAAAGCGAGGCCGCGTGCGCATCAACAAATCGCCGTTTTCGGAATTTGGCTTTCGACCCTGAATACAGTGGGTCGAACGTTTGGTTGCTTAACGCAACCATTCGTAAAATCAGTCAAATCCTAGATGGTGACGCGTCGCAAGAGTCGGCCGAGGCTAAAAGCTTTGGTACAGACTTTATAGATGAGCTCCTTTCGTCAAGCGGGTGGGGCCCTGGATCGACGACCTGTGTTAAGGGTCTAGACACCAGTGCCGCCATCAAGTTCAAACAAGAACGCCACATAAGCCTTAGGCTGTACCACGTCGCGCACGGTTTGCCCTGGAATGCTGCCTACCCCTTGTGGGCGGCGATGCAGTTCCCAGAACGGTGGATCGTGAACGACTTCGGCAAGGTGACGAGTGTGCCGAAGAATGCAAAGACGGATCGGACCATCTGCGTTGAACCAGGTATCAATCTCTGGTTCCAAAAAGGCGCAGGTAAGATGATTCGTCGCAGACTTCGGAAGCACGGCGTGGATCTGAATCATAGCAGCAGGAATGAGAAGCTTGCCAGACGTGGTAGTCTTGGCGAGCGACTCACTTGCGTGGACTTCGAGGCGGCGTCTGACACCATTGCGAAATCGGTGGTTAGGACGCTATTACCTCCTCGTTGGACCACACTGCTAGAAGTTCTGAGAAGCGAGAATTATGTCTTAAACGGTAGTTCCTCCGTGTTTGAGAAATTTTCAAGCATGGGCAACGGTTTCACCTTCGAGCTCGAGTCCTTAATTTTCTCCGCCGCGGCGATTGCTTGTCGCGACTACGTAGGGGTTGAGGGTCCCGTCTCGGTTTTTGGTGACGACGTTGTTTTGCCGTCCGAGGCATACCAGCTGTACGCCGATTTCACCAAGTTTCTGGGCTTCAAAGTCAACCTTAGGAAAACCGCATCAAGCGGCTACTTTAGGGAAAGCTGTGGAGCCTATTGGTGGAATGGTGTAAGTGTCAAGCCCTTCTACAATAAAAAGGGCTTATTGTCTGCCAAGAACATCGTCCATATGGCCAACAGTGTCCGTATGATGGCACACCGCTGTAATGGTGAGCTTTCGTGCGACGCTCGGTTCAAAAGGGTGTATAAGCTTCTTGTTTCCTCCTTACCTGGAAAGTTCAAAAGACTAAAAGGTACAGTGAGC